GTACCAAACATTTGATAACTAAATAATGTTGACTTCATAAAGTAAGCTGTATTGCCTACACCTGCGTCTGGTATGGTTGTAACGACCAATTCGTTGCCTACACTAGCACCTAATAATGCGTCTGGTAGATTTGCCCCGGCTTCATAAAAACCGTCCATTGATAACGTACTATCTTTTAATCCACCTAAAAGTGACTTAAAGCCACCACTATTAATTGTTGTAGCGTCTTGTTCCTCTGCTGTAATATCTAGGTTAACGCTAGTTATATGGCTTGATAGATCATAACCACCACTAAACACTTTGCCGTCATTAAAAACATATTTAGCCATTATCTACTTCTTCCCACGCTTCGTTAACCTCTGGTGTACTTTTATCATCTTTTTTATACGTACCGTCTTTTTTTCTAGCACGTCTTTTTTTAATTGTAGTAGGTTGTATGTGTCCACCTTTAATTAATGACTTAGCAATATTCTCATCATCAATAGTTATGGTGTCGCCTTTTACTTTATCCATAACTTTTTTATTACCAATTATCTTATATTTTGCCATTAGCTACCTTTCGTGTACACTTGTATTTCTAAATTAGCACCTACGCCGTCAACACCGTTTAAATTAACATCAGCTGCGTAATTGCTCATATTCACTACCCTTGCGTCTGTATCGCTTAGACCAAGTGTTTTATTATTATATATTATTTGTCTTATGCTTGATGATCCACTACCTGTAACAAATGCGTCTAGTTTGTCTTGTGCAGTTCTACTATCAGCACGTTGTACTGCAACTAACATATCAAATGTATAAAGATCTGTTCCACGTTGCATTGCTAAATCAAACTCTATTGCACTTGGTATAAAGATTGCTACCGGGAAGTTTATAGCGTTATCTGGAACTGTGTCATAACAACGTATGCCACTTATGTTACCAACAGTTGTTTTTAAACCGTCCCTAATCTCTGATAGTGTAGCCATTACGCCATACCATAAACTGTGCCTTTACGAAATGGTGCAATCATACGTGTAATTTCTCTGTTTTGTTGTATATTTACTACACCGAAATCGCCGACACCTGCAACGCCTAATGGTGCGTTTCTCATTGCAAATAATTCACTAGCCAACATTAATGTAGCTTGTCGTATTTGCTCTGGCACACTTGCGTAACCCCAATTAGCTGTGATTTCTGCCCTAGGTCTATTGCTTGAAAAATCTAATGGCCATTCGTTACTACCGTCGGATATTAATTCTACAATGTAGTAAGGATTGCCTGTTATACCACCAACTATGCCGTTTATAGGTAGTACTTGGTAGTAATTACTTGCAACGGTAACTTCATACGTTCCGTCATCATCATCATCATATTTAACAACTAATCCAGTTGTTGTACTTATATCATCTACACGAAGTCTATATGGATCGTTTGTAAAAAACTTTCTTGCCGAAGCTGAACCGTCTGCGTAGAAGTAACGACCACAAAATGTATCAATCTGCCTACTAGCTGCATTAATTGCGTCGTCTAGTAAGTCATTGTCTTGACTATCGTCGTTTGGTATTCCAACAAACGCTTTTAATTCATTTTGTGTACAGTAGCCGTTAGTAATGGACATAGGTTATTTACCTTTTTTTCGGCTTTTACCTTTGCCACCTTTCATTTTTTTACCGTAACTTTTACCTTTTGGCATTGTTACTTTTTTTTCTCTACTTTTTTTTCGGCTTTAGGTTTTGCAGTTTTTGTTTCAACTTTTCCACCTGCTGCTTTAATAGCTTTTTTAACTTGTTCAGCACGTTCGGCCTTTCCGTAGATTTCATAATGTTTTAATTCTTTTTTTAAAGCGTCTATTAAACTTTTGTTATCTTTTTTCATAATGTTCTTTCTAGTGGTCTAGTGTGTCGGTTGCCCGACACACTTAAACCAATTTAATTAAAAGGTTGGGGTTATAAGCCCTGTTCCGTTAATCATTGAAATACCACTTGGGTATCTTCCAGAAGCAAATGCGTTGTATCCGTAAACAACCATTTTGGTTGTAAGTGATCCTGCGTTTGTTTCTTCAAATTTTAATTGGAAGATGTTATCTTCAAATAAAATCATATCGTCTGTTTTTGCAATAAGGATAATATCCTCATCATTTCCAGAACCTGCGTCGGTTTGAATATTAGCGTCGGTTATAACTGGAAGTCCTAAAAGGTTTCCAACTACGTTACCGTATGCTGCTGCTTCGCCAACACCTACTGCGTTGTCTGGGTTGTTACCTGCTGGGACTACTAACGGTCTGTTAGAACTGTCAAGTCCTGCTGTAATGAAACCCCAACGTCTTGGGTGCATAACGATAGCAGTTGCCGGGGCAAATCTGTTAGCGTTAACTTCTTGTATTGCGTCTGCTAATTTAGGATAAAGTTCAGCAACAGTTGGACTTGCGTCGGTATATGTTGTTGTGTTTATTCCAGATACAGATTTAATACCTAATGGTTGTCCAGATGATCCAGAACCATTAATAAGTAAATTATCTAGCTTTGTGTAGTAAGCAGAAACTAGGTCGCCAAAAATAATGTTTTCTAAGCTAAAGCCCGGTTGTCCACCACGCTCTAATGCTTGTCTTGAAACATCTTGTTGACCTGCAACAGTATCCACGTTTACAGTCAATAGTGTATCGTCAATGTTAGTTTCTGATACAGCTGAATTCTGTGTAGCTTGTTCTGCTGCTGTTGATCCAGTAGTAATTCTGGATACTTCTACTTTCATACCAAATGCTGGTAATGGTTTTTTAGGTACAGCGTTATATACTGCTGATCCTGCTCTTGCAATAGGTGCGTACTCATCAATTAAGTATTGAGGTACAACTAACCCTGTAAAAGCACCAGTTCCAACATCTCTAGCTTCAAATTCTTGGTGTTTGTTAAGTCTTTCTTGTGCTGAAAAATCGCCACTTTGCGATCTGTATGCGTCTGCCATAAAACTATGATCCCCACCATTACGGTACATATCTGGTTCTACAACGTCAACGACTGCTTCACTTTCGCCCAAGTCATCATCTTCAACACCAAGTTCTTGTCTGCTTTCTTTAACTGCTTTAAGAGTTTCGGCTGCTTCTCTTGCTTCGTCTAACTTTACGTTTAAGTCCTTGATTTCAGCGTGAAGTTCTTTTGACCTGTCAAATTTAGCGTCAAAATCGTCCCCTGCTTCTAATGTTTCAAGTACTTCAATTAGACCGTCAAGTTCTGCAACTTTGCTATCTCTAGCTTCTTTTAATTTTTGCAATGTTTTTCCTTTGTGTCTTGTTTTTATACTTCTGCGTAAGGTGTAATTAATAAGTGTGATACACGACTTTAATTACGGCGTTACGTCTTATTTACGTATGTTATCCCTTTCAAGTTGCATTTTTAACAACTCTACTTTAGGATTACTACGCTTTTTATCAACGTCGTCACTTTCAGCAACTTTATTAATAAAACTTTCTAAAACTTCTGTGGCTTGTTCGCCATTTCTTGCTTCTACTAATTCTTTATGTAGGTTATCAAGTTCAACACCTCTAAGTTTTGCACCTGCCCAAGGATTAGCCGGGTAAGTTACAACTGATACGTCAAATAATCTAGCTTCTGTTACTTCCCTGTTTTCTTCTCTTGCGTCAAAATCATCACGAATAGCTGCAAATGCAAATGACATTTCATTTAAATCGCCACGTTTCATTGCACTAGCTATTTCTGCAACTGTTGGGTTTGACGGATCAAGTTCGGCTCTTACAAACAATCCGTAGTCATCTTCTTCTAATTCTAATGTACCACTTGATGTTCTAGCCAATGGGATACCGTCGTGATTTACTAAAAACCTTACATCATCTTGTTCTTTTAATGTTTTCTTAAAAGCACCCGGTTTAATTGTTTCCGTGTATTGTCCTCTTTGATCTCTTACGCCGTAACCTTTATTAAATACAGAAGCATAACCAGTAAACAACAATGTGTCTTTATCATCATCATTACGTTGTTCTACTGCTGAAAATGTAAAACTTCTATTTTCGGTTTGTCTATCCATTTCTTTAAGAATAGTGTTGCGTTTTTGTGTATCTACTGTTTGTGATATAGCAACTGACCTATCAAAAACATCTGTATGTTGTGTGTTCATATTTTCTTCCTTTTTAGTATATCTTGGGTGTTCTTTTGGTAGTAAATCATTATCTGACCTGTATTTTGGGTTTTGGGGTTTATCGTTCTTTAGTAAGTAACTAAATGCACGTAGTCTTGCAAGTCCCCACGCTTGACGACTTACACCCGGTCTATGACTTGTTGAATAAGCACCGAAACCACGTCGTACTACTGCTTTTGCAGTTCCCATTCGTAGCTTACGCCAACTAGACATACCCTCAACATCTTCATTATGTTTTTCAATTCTACCTCTAATAGCTTTCTCTGTACTTTCGCTAAAGTTTATACCACCAGATTTACCACTTGCTGATCCACTTGGATTTTTTTTACTTCCTTTTACTTGGTCTTTCTTTGGTGCTGGTGTAGAACTTTCACTTGCTCTTGGTTCTAATTTACCCTCGCTAATTAGTTGTGCAACTTTCCTATCTGCCCAATCCCCAGCTTGTGTAGGATTAGTCCAAGGATTAGAACCCCACAACAAAAATGCTACGTCTGACGCTCTGTAAGTTGACGGATCATTAGGATTACTTGCTTCTCTATCTAGGTCGCTTAAATGTCTTTTATGCCACGCACCCATTCTTACAATCTTATCTATGCTTACATCTTCGCCGTTAGCCATAGAACGTGCTTCACGTTTTGTTTTTTCTGTAAGTCCGTCCCCAGCTTTGTTTAAATTATCTAAACCACGTTGTGCATTAGTTTGCATAAATTTAGGTGGTTTTCTATCTACTTCTCTTTTTTCTAAATCTTGATCTACTGATTTTTCTTCTTTTTGTTTTGCTTCATTAATTAATATTGCTTGTAGCTGTTTTTCAGCTTCTTCGTGTGTTTTATGACAACCCATTATAAAACCGTCATCAAGTTTTACAACGGCGTGTCCCTCACACTCTTTATTATCCATTTGTATTTCGTATGGCATTAGTCTGGCCTTAAAACGTGTACTGAACCTGTACCAGTTGCCATAAGTCCCCACAATTCGTTATCTTGTTGTACTCTTACAACGACATCAGTATTGTTTGGTAAATGAAAACCATTAGATGTTGAAACGTCTGAACCACCTAAATACATATTGTTGCCACTTGAATTGTGTAAATTAATTGTTTGTTCGTAATTTACACTTGAAATTATTTTTACAGCTGATGAATTATTTAAAGCAACTTGTTGACTAATCATTTGGTAGTTCGTTTGTAGGATCGTGTTGATCTGTACCTTGTGGTTCTAAGGTTGGATCAACTAAAGCACCTTGTAAACCAATATAGAACTTGTCGCCACCCTCATAAGGTTCTAGTTCCATTTTTGCCCTTGCTTCGTTTGGTGTCATTACACCAGACGATATAGCAACTTGAAAACCTCTAACCCTACTTAGTTGGTCGCCACGTGCAAATTCATCTGTATCTAATCTAACATATTGTTTACCCGGTAATAATGAACTAAATCCGTCCTCTATGCGTCTAATCCACGGAAGTAATGTATGCCTTACAAATGCAAGTCCGTTACTTTCAATATTTGAATATACGTTTGATCCGTCTTTAGATAATAGTAAATGTGCTGGTATTCTAAATACTCTTGCAATTTCATTTACTATCTGTTCACGTGCTTTAATAAGTTCGTCCCCTGCCGAAGCTGATATAGCTTTCCATTTTAGTCCACCTGTTAGAACTGCTGGTTTTCTATTTCTTGAATGATTGTTTAACCAAGTTTCTTTTAGTACGTTAGCTTGTTCAGCTGTAAGTTCTCTATCTGTTTCTAAAACGCTGCTTGGTGTACCACCTTGACCATAAAACTGTGCTATGTGTCTTTCCATTGCTAATGCAAGTCCATAAGTATTTCCATTTACTCTTAGTGGACTAACACCAACAAGTTGTCCGGGATATGAATACCAAGTGAAATGTAGCATATTGTTTTGTGTAATCTTGCGTTCATCTTTGCCGTTAGCGTTTGTTATAAAATAACATTTTTCGCCATACTGCATTTCTACTTTAATTTTATCTGGGTGTAC